ATCGTCCTTATCAATCATGACACAAGATGAAATCATTGAGATGTACCTACAAGTATCAAAAGAATTGTGTAATGACACCGAATGGTGTTGGGCTGGTGTTGGCGAACCTTTGCAGATGTTTGCCAAACTAGTAGCCGCCAAAGCCGTAGCCAAAGAACGTGAAGCCTGTGCAAAGGTGTGTGATGGCTATATTGGCGCAGACCCTATTGCCGCTATCAAAGAAGCCTTGGCACAGCAAGAGCCTGTGGCGTGGGAATTGGGAGTTGTAAATGGTGTTGTAACTCGCCGACCCGTAGCACAACCACAGCGCACATGGGTAAGGCTAACTGATGAAGATTGGAAAGAAATTGAAAATATGCCCGATACCTTTGACCAAGGAGTAGCGTGGGCGCAGAGAAGACTTAAGGAAAAGAACACATGAAACTCTATGAACTAAAAAAGAATTCTCTATTCACACTAGATGAAACCCCTCAAATACCTGTAGACGCACCTAATGGAATCCCAAATATAATCTACAAACTACATAATCTAGACGGCATGTATTCATACGTCACTGACGCAATGAATAATGTACACCATTTTGCAGCATGGACTAAAGTAACACCCTATGAAGATACTAGCATACAAGCTGTTCCGTAAACGTAAAGACAATACATACGGACCACTGTTTATTAATCGTAAACAAAAACTAACCAGAGGTATAACCTACACCGCTGAAGATCATCCTACTGAAGGATACACTCATAGACCCGGATGGCATTGTTGTGCTCAACCTGTAGCACCACATCTATCACTTAAAGATCGTGTATGGTGTGTTGTTGAAATAAAAGATTTCAAAGAACACCAAAAACCAATACACCAAGGTGGTCTCTGGTATACAGCAAACAAACTAACAATCCTACAGGAACTATAATGTTAAGACATAAAGAACATACATACCTTGCTGGCCCTATCGAAGGCGTATCAAGAGACCAAGCACTACAATGGCGAATAACAGCAGCATTCAATCTAAACAACGCTAACATTGATACACTTGATCCAACTCGTAGATCATCTTTTGTTGATAGTAGTGACTACCTAACCCATGAAAATGCTGCACGTAGAATCTGGAAAAGTGATCTACAAGATATCGCCTACAGTACAGTTATCCTAGCTAACTTAGCTGATAGCTTACCCGGTAAAAAATGGGGTACTGTGTGTGAAATAGCTCATGCTCATACTAAAAATAAAATCATTATTATTCTGATGGATAAAGATCAATTCAAGCACCCATTCATCACACAGTATGCTACTGAGATTCATCATAATCTTAATGATGCTGTTGAAGCCGTAAAAGAGTATTACATATGACACATATAATAAGTACCCTTATATTTATAACATGGATAGCTATATGCTGGAATCACTTCTTCTCCGCTTTCTATACTATAATTTGGGCTTTAAGCTTATACATAATAAATATGATAATAACCACTAAACCATCCGTATTAGTAAAAAGGTTACCATTCTAATGCCATACATAACAGAAGAAGCCCGTCAATCAGACCACATGCTGTCATACGAACCGCACACAGCAGGTGAATTAAACTTTATAATCACAACATTTATCCGTGATTACTACCTTGCAAACCCCTGCTATCAAAGTATAAATGATATTGTAGGTGCTCTTGAAGGTGCTAAACTAGAATTCTATCGTAGAGTTGCTGCACCATATGAAGATACTAAAATTATAGAGAATAGCGATGTCTACTAATAAACCAATCGTTAATTTTATAGATAATGCTGAATTCTATGAAGTAGAATACTTTAAAGATAATGAACTACTCTCAAGTGAAGTAGCCCGAGTGTGTGTAACTAATCATCCAAAATTAGGAAACGGAATAATACATACTTCTATAATAAAACAAAAATTTGATGATGGTAGCTTTGAAACACTAAACACTGTGTATAAACCAATAAAGGAATAATATGAACATTGATAATGATCATGACCTATGGAAACAATCTGAAGACCCAAGAGATAAAAAGTTTGAATCAGACTTCTATGATAAATGGGCTGCAAAACAATTGTGGCCTAATACCTTTGCTAAAGCATATAATAAAGAAATAGATTATGAAGCAGCTAAAGAAGAAGAAGAATATACTTTAGATGAACAATTCTTTACACAATCTAACTTAGACTCAATCATTAACCCTAAACACTACAAAAACGTAGCAGCAGGTAAACAATATATGGAACTTATGGTTGATATGCTTGCTGATAAATCAGGTGTTGAAGCCCATTTATTCGGTCAAGTATATAAATATTTAATGCGTTGCGGTAATAAAGATGATGAAGTACAAGAGTTAGAAAAAGCTTTATGGTATTTAAATGCTCTTATTAAATATAAAAAAGAAGGTGTTGTACTATGAAGATAGAATTAGGACATGAAACCTTTACAAAAGCAATAGCTCAAGAACTTAAAGAGCAATATCATTCTTTTAAACGTGATCTTGATAATGATACACATGTAGGTTTATTTTCTCTGGATAAAGAAGAAGATAAAAAACAAATGAAAGAATTTTTAAATGCCTTTGAAAAAGTACATAGCTACTATTCTCTCTATGATATCAACGAATACCCGCATGAAAGCTAATAATGAAAATTAACACAGTTGAAGAACATGAAGATGGTAGCGTTACTGTTCAATTAGTCTATACTCCTGAAGAACATAATATGTTACTTGAATATGCGTTTGTTAATCTCCTAAAAGATGCTTTGAAAGAACAAAATGCAAGAACTAATCAAACACAAGAGTGATTTATTTATAACGTTTAATACAATAGACGAAGCATTAGAATATGCAATGAATGTTTCTAACAACTGTAGTAACAAAGATAAACCAGCAGTAATCACTGCGTTTATGGCACTCATTAATACAATCTGTAAAGTTGAGGCAGATAAATGTCAGGTTGGCTAATAGCAATCATTGGTGTAGTATACCTCTATATTTCTTTAGAACAGTTATATAGAGGTAATACTGGCATGGCAATAACTTACTTTGGATATGCCCTCGGTAACGTGGGTTTATATATGTTAGCAAAATGAATATTAATGAACAAGAAGCCTTTGTAAAAGCCTATTCAAATAATATGGCTTATTTATCTTCAGAAGAAGTTGTTGCTTTTATCACTAAATATGAAGCAGATGCAGATATTGATTACTCATTTGAACATATAAGCATTATGGATGCGCTAGGTATCTGGCATGAAGCTATTAAATGGAAACTAAATGAACTTATTAAAAACAGTTAAAAGATTTGTTGCTGGTACTGACAAATACTTTGACATATATGAATGCACTGTTGATGAAGTAGATTCTTATACTTCTGACTCAGGTAAATCAATGATCAAAGTAACTATAGCAGGTATCGAGTATTCAGGCTTACATAACAAATGGGTATATGAATATCTATGTGCTAATGAAGGAACCCAATCATTTGTAGTACTGTGGCGAGCACCTAAAGGTAAACCTATGGTAGCTTATGTAAAAGAAATCTGGCAAGATCATATCAATGGGGTAACTAATGGAGAAGTGTCCAGTGAATCTGACGCTTATAGCCCAAGCAGTGAGTCATTTGTGTATCTTTGGATCAATAAAGACACAGATAGAAAATATATCGGAAAGCACAAGGGAACAGCAGATGATGGATATATCTGCAGTTCTGAACAGATGCGTGAAGAATACGCTGATTGTCCGTCAAGGTTCATAAGAACTATATTAAAGTATGGTACTGAAGAAGAAATGATTGAATTTGAAACAATGTTATTGTTACAAATAAGAGCAGCTAAATGCCATATGTACTATAATATGAGTAATAACCTGAGAAAAGATTAATGGAAGATAAACTAAAAGAACTAGTAAAATCTTTGTTTACGGATTACCTTGATGTAACAGAAGAAAGTGATAGCGGTAAAATATTTCACCCAACTACCATATCAAGCTGCAGGGTAATGAAGATTATACCCTTAAATAAACTGTTAGATGAGCTAAAACAAACCGCATTTAAGGAAGAATAATGTCATATACCTTTAATCAAATAATTGATACTCGTAATTTTCAAATCTGGATTGATCTAGATCGTAAATATGGCTACTTTGAACACAAAGAAGTAGGTGATGATTGTGCTGGTGGTTTGTGGTTTGATGGTTGTATGTTCTTAAATGACTATGATGGTGTATATGAATTACCCGGAGAAATTATTAGAGAGTTAAGTAGTCGATGCTACATTGATGCTGAAGAATTTCAACCTTAAACTGTAGTTGACCCCTAATAGGAGTAAGCATGAAAAAGACAATGGTAACAGTCGTAATTGAATTTGAAGGTGAATTAGATAAAGACATAGTACTAATGACTGTAAATGAAATGTTAGAACCCGGGCTTAACAGCCAAGAAACATACAGTGTAGTAGATGTCGATGTCATTGATGAATAACCTTATAGCACGGATTACACAAGAGGAATGTGCTGAAGTAATACAAGCCATATCTAAAGTATTAAGGTTTGGCATTCAACATGAATCACCTGTAACAGGTATAACTAATGCTGCTCATCTTGAAGAAGAAATGGGGCAGCTTATAGCTATGATGCAATTATTAGCTGATGAATGGAAACTTAATCGTGAACAAGTAACGTTAGCTTATAAAAATAAAAAAGCTAATTATGATTTATGGGATAAACAATATGCTAATTGAAGATCATGGTAACATGGTA